ATCAATCATTGGTAAAGGTTCAATTGAATTATTAGTAAGATTAACGCGTTTATATTTTGAGTGTTTTACTAATTGTGAATATCTTGACCTAGCACTTATAGTAGAATTATTTCCATATGTATTACTTGGAACATATGCCGGTGAATTTTTTGTACAATTTGATGAATTATTACACCATTTTATAATATCGAATGACGTAGGTTTCGTCATTATTTTGTATTTTTGTATATTTGTTATATGTATATATTTTGTTTTCATACGAAAAATTGAAAAATGCATTTGATAATAATTCATTGTATAAATAAATTAAAGCTATAAACTTAATATAACTAACACACTCAAAATGACATCTGAAGCAAACCTCGCTAAACAATACCAACAAAAAACTGATAAACAGCATATTTTGGATAACCCTGATTCATATATTGGTTCAATTGAAAATGTTGATGCAGATATGTGGATATATGATGAAACCAGTAATAGAATACAACACCGTACAATTGAATATATTCCCGGATTATATAAATTATTTGACGAAGGAATTGTAAATTGTCGTGACCATGTTATGCGTATGATACAATTGTTTTCTTCTATTAAAAAAAATGTATCATATATTGATATTGATATTGAAGATGATGGTACAATATCAATGACGAATGATGGGAATGGTATAGATATTGCGAAACATCCTGATAATGGGTTATGGATTCCTGAAATGGTATTTGGACATCTGCGTACATCTACGAATTATAATAAAGATGAGAAGAAAATAGTTGGTGGTAAAAATGGATTTGGGTTTAAATTGGTTCTAATATGGTCAACCTATGGACGTGTTGAAACAGTTGACCATGTACGTGGATTAAAATATGTTCAAGAATTCAGTGACAATTTAAACAAAATCGAACTTCCTACCATTACAAAATCATCTTCAGTTAAACCATATACAAAAGTCACATTTAAACCTGATTATAAACGATTGGGAATTGAAGGATTGACTCCTGATATGATAGGACTACTTAAGAAACGTGTATTTGACATTAGTGCAGTTACAGATAATTCTGTTAAAAAAATCAAGGTATCATTTAATAAAATTCAAGTGCCTATCAAAAACTTCCAACAATATATTGATTTATACATTGGAACTAAGGATGAATCTAAACGTGTATATGAACTTGGACATGAACGTTGGGAATATGCAGTTGCTATATCTCCAAATCATGAATTTATGCAAGTTTCATTTGTAAATGGAATTTGTACATTTAAAGGTGGTAAACATGTTGATTATCTAATTGGTCAAATCATTCGTAAATTATGCGATTATATCGAAAAGAAGAAGAAAATAAAGGTAAATAGTACATCTATAAAAGAACAATTAATATTATTTCTACGATGTGATATCGAAAATCCATCATTTGATAGTCAAACTAAAGATTATATGAATGTTCCACATGGTAGATTCGGGTCATCATGTACAATTAGTGACGGATTTATTGAAAAAATAGCTAAAATGGGTGTAATGGATATGGCATGTTCATTGACTGAGGCTAAAGATAACAAACTTGCAAAAAAAACAGATGGAAGTAAAACTAAATCTATCCGTGGAATTGCAAACTTAATCGATGCAAATTTAAGTGGAACATCACAATCAAATCAATGTATCCTAATATTATGTGAAGGATTATCTGCATTATCAGGCATTGTATCTGGATTATCAAGTAGTGACCGAAATACAATTGGTATATATCCATTGAAAGGTAAGTTATTAAATGTACGTGGTGAACTTACTAAAAAAATTGCAGAAAATAAAGAAATTGGAGATATTAAGAAAATATTAGGATTAGAATCTGGTAAGAATTATAAAGACATTAATGATGTAAATCGTAATTTGAGGTACGGAAAGATTATGTACATGACTGATCAAGATTTAGATGGTTCACATATTAAGGGGTTGTGTATTAATCTATTTCACAATGAATGGTCATCATTATTACAAATTCCGGGTTTCCTATCATTTATGAATACTCCCATATTACGTGCAAAGAAAGGTGCTCAAACTCATCTATTTTATAATGACGGTGAATATAATGAATGGAAATCTAAATTCGAATTCAACACGCCAACCGGTTGGAATATTAAATATTTTAAAGGGTTAGGTACATCTACATCTGCTGAATTTAAAGATTATTTTGCAAATAAACGTATTGTTGATTTCATATATTCAGGACAAAATTGTAATAATTCAATTGATAAGGTATTCAATAAAAAACGTGCAGATGACCGTAAAGAATGGCTTGAACAATATGACAAAACTAAATATTTAGACACAAATTCACCAACGGTTCAATATGATGAATTTATTGACAATGAAATGATACATTTTAGTAAATATGATTGTGCACGTTCCATACCAAATATGGTGGACGGACTGAAAATATCTCTACGTAAAATATTATTTTCTACATTTAAACGTAAACTGACTACTGAAGTTAAGGTTGCACAATTATCTGGATATGTATCAGAACATAGTGCATATCATCATGGAGAAGCCAGTTTAAATGGAGCAATTGTAAATATGGCACAGAATTATGTAGGTTCTAATAATATTAATTTATTAGAACCGAATGGTCAATTCGGAACAAGATTACAAGGTGGAAGTGATAGTGCTTCAGTTAGATATATATTTACCCAATTAAATTCATTAACTCGTCATATATTTCCAGAAGTTGATGATGCTGTATTATCATATTTAAATGATGATGGTACAATAGTTGAACCTGAATATTATGTTCCAATTATACCATTTGCATTATTAAATGGAATTTCTGGAATTGGTACTGGATTCTCATGTAACATTGCTCCATATAATCCAATCACTATTATTTCATATCTAAAATTAAAACTAAATAATAAACCAACTATTGGATGTGATTTTATACCATATTATGAAGGATTTAAAGGTTCAATTGAAAGAATCACTGACCAAAAATATTTAATCAAAGGATTATATGAAAAAATCGGTGAAGATAAAATACATATTACTGAATTACCAATTGGTACATGGACAATGCCATATATCACATTCTTGGAATCATTAGTTGATGGTAAACAAGTTGATAAAAATGGCAAGAAAATACCACCAGCAATTCGTGACTTCACTTCATTATGCACTGAAGTATCAATTGATATTACAATTGTACTTAATGTTGGAGATTTTGATAAATTGGAATATCAATATGATGTCAATGGATACAATGGTATATGTAAACTATTGAAATTACACACATCAGTAAGTACTACTAATATGCATATGTTTAATAATGAATGTAAATTGCATAAATATAAATCGATTGAAGAAATCATAGATGAGTTTTATGATGTTAGATATGATGTTTATGTCAAACGTAAAGCTAACATGATTAAAATTATGGAACATAATTTATTGAAATTGTCGAATCGTGCAAAATATATTCAATCTACCTTAAATAATACTATTGACTTACGTCGTAAAAATACAGAACAAGTTGAAATAATGTTAAATCAGAATGGGTTCGTACATATTGATGGGGATTATAAATACCTCATCAAAATGCCAATGGATTCAGTTACCGATGAAAATATTGTAAAAATAATGAATGAACAACAAAATCTTGAGAATGAATTGGATATATTAACCAAAACTACCATTGAAGCTATATGGTTAAATGAATTAAATAAATTAGAATCAGAATATAAAATATATAAAATAAAACGAGAAACCATACAAGCTGGAGGGAATGCAAAGAAAACTAAAGCTAAAGTATTAAAAATCAAAAAATAATAAATGTAAATCATAATGTAAATAATAAATGTAAATATCATAATTTTTTCATACCCAATGTTTTAATCCTAATTGTTTATAATCTCTATCAATTGCTCTTGGTAATTCAAGTGGAACAACCAATGTACTAATATCCTCTATATACTTCACATGTCCTAAAACACCATTATATACATTTGGTACGGCATAGTCTAAAACCATTTTATTTAAATGGACAACTTCAGCTGTTACATCTACCTTATGTTCGGCATGTTGTAAATATATACTTCTCATTATAATCTTTAATACATCAATGTTTTGTGGTGAAATTATATGACGTTTATTTGAAACTTCATATACACCTGACCTTAATCCATTTTGAATTATCTGAACATTTTCTGCAGAAAAGTATACCTGTGCTAAAATATTACATTCTTCTACATTTGCAATTGCACCTTTATATTCAGTTGCTGTATTTTTAGTAACAATACGTTCTTGCATTTTAAACATTATATCGGTCGATGGTGTCTCTAATGTATTTACTCGACCGTTTAAATTATTATTGTTTAAAATTTGATTTGTAGTATAAGAATCAAATGATGTAAAATTCATATTATTATTATTTCTGTATATAAATTTTACACAGAAATAAAATACATTCACTAAATATTTAGTAAGAGCATCAAATGTATGTGTAATAAAATGCAATTTTTGTTATATTATTTGAATTGTATTGTCAGGCAAAAATAAAATGTATAATATATATATATTAAATAAACAATGAATCAATTTCATATTATTGTAATGTCTATTGCATGTGTAATTCTAATATTAACATTAACATTATTGGGGGTTAAAATGTCAATGTCTGGAAATTCAACAGTAACATTTCCACCAAGTCAAAACAATTGTCCAGATAAATGGAATGCTCAAGGTAATATTGCAGACAATACATTTGCATGCATTGCACCAATTATGTCGACTGACCCAAATTATTTAGAATTTACTAGTGAAAATTTACCGAAAGGTTATTCAGGTAAATGTACAGGCGATGCTGACGATGTTGAACCATCATTAGGAAAAGCATGTACTGATGCAGATGGACCATTAAAAAATATAACATTTAATCCAATGAGTAAAGATTGGTTGTCTGATGGAAAAAGTGACATATGTGCAAAAAAAGAATGGGCAAATAAACACAATGTAGCATGGGACGGATACTCAAATTATAATAAATGTTAGGGCTAAACATTTGTATTTTTGTTATGTAATATTATTTTTGTATATTGACTTCAAATTATGCAATCATTTGCATCTTTATTTTATCATATGAAACATAATTTTCAACTTTAAAATCACTCAATGAATAATCCTCTATATTTTCATGTGTGGAATTATCATTAAATACAATGGTTGGAAATGGTTTTGGTATATGTGTAATTTGAAGTTTCATTGCATCAATATGTTCTTCGTATATATGGGCATTTCCCATAAAATAAACAAAATCTTCAGCAATTAATCCACAATGCTTTGCCATAATATGTGTAAGAAATGAATATGATGCAATATTAAATGCAACTCCCAACCCAATATCACATGACCTTTGATATAAGGAACATGATAAATATTTATTTTGTCTAACATTGAATTGAATTAATACATGACATGGTGGTAATGCCATATCATTAATTTGACATGGATTCCAAGCAGACATTAATAATCTTCTTGATTTACGCCCCTCTTCGGTCTTTAAATTGTCTATAATATAACGCATTTGGTCTACACCTTTGCCTGTATAATCTGTATGACAATCTTTATATTCTGCATTAAAATGCCTCCACTGATGACCATATACTGGACCTAAATCACCTTCTTCGTTATCATGTAATCCACGACCATCTAAAAATTCTCGGGTTGAATTATCATCCCATATGTGCACATTTTGTTTAGTAAGTTCTTTATTATCAGTACAACCTTTCATAAACCATATTAATTCTTTAAAACACGTTTTCCATGCGACCTTTTTTGTTGTTAATAACGGCAAACATCCATCTTTTAATGAAAATCGCATCGAATGTCCGAAAATAGAACGAGTAAATCCATTTCGACCTTCTTCTCTATTACCATTTTCTAGAATTTGACGTATTAAACCGAGATATTGTTCTTCTTGATGTTGCATTTATCTTATAGTACATCTATAATATCTATATTATTAATTCAAAAATATACATTCTTTATTATAAAATTGAAATTATTATTATTCATTTTTATAAATTAAATAATTAATATAACAAAAATGGAAACTATAACTAAACCACTTGAAAATATACCCGCATCAATAAATGTCAATATTAAACCGGTCAATCCACCAATCATATCAATTGACATGGACCAAGTATTAATTGAGACACTTCCTATTACAATTAACAAAGGAACTGGTGCAGGTGGAGCAAATACCAATTATTATGGTAAACGTTTTGAAGACAAAACTGATAATCAAACTCGATTATTAAATGAAGGTTTTGTTAAAAATATTTTTACAAAAAATAAAAAAATCAAAAAATCATATGATTACTATTTAACTAAATCATTTCATGATAAAAATGTAACATTTGTATTGCAACATGGATTAAAATCATATTTCAAATATAAATATAATATTGCTTTATTTAGATGCCCGGACGAAGCATATATTATCGAATATAACACTGGCAAAATCGTTATCAAAATTTTAGAAAAAAAAGAACAAAATGTAGAAGGTTCTGTAGAAACAAAATTATGGAGTGGACCGTCACTTAAACGAGAATATGAACTTGTATTGGGTAATCGATTCGAAATTTCTTATGGATTTTGTGTAAGTGATTTTTTGAAAAAAAAAATAACATCGAATGATATAAAATATATAACATTGAATACAATATTTAATGAAAGCAATATTACCGTTTTATTCGGTGATAATGAAGATTATTTTGAAACACTTGACCGTTGGATTGGATTTATTCATAATTCTTAATAATTACTTCATTTGCTTTTGCATTTGGATTTTTAGAATTAATTGACCGTTTACATAATATAGATTGTGTATTATAATTGTCATTTGTAAAATTTGTACGTACCAAACTAACATCTGAATTACTTAACATCATTTTTTTATTAGTATCTGTCAAATTATGAATTAATTTAAATAGATTTGTATGATTATCAATTGAAAATCCTTTTTCAGTATATCCAACGAATGATGTATTTGTTTCAGGTGCATATGGCGGGTCAATATATACAAAATCATTTGATTCTATTATTGTTAATGATGTATTAAAATCACAACATTCGAATATTACATTTTGAATTAAATTATGAACTTCATCTAAGTGTTCTTTATTTATTATTCCGGGATTATTATAATGTCCATATGGAACATTAAATCCATTTGGTCCAACCCTAAATACACCTCTAAAACATGTTTTATTTAAGAATATAAACATGGCTGACCCTATAATTGTTTTTTTATCATTTAATTGATTATATTGAATTCTTATCCAATAATAGTAATTTTCTTTTGTAATTTTTGCTTCTTGTATATTTATTGGCTTTCGATTCACATCACCATTGCCACATTCATTAAATTCTATAATGATAGTTTGTAATGTATCATATAATTCGATATGGTGTGTTTGTAGGTTTTTATAAATATAAATTAATGGTTCATTCAAATCATATGCATAGATATTCCCATGGATTTTGATTACTCCACTTTTCACATAAGATAACATAGTTAATAAAACACTTCCACCACCTAAAAATACTTCACGATAATTATTGATTTCTACTGGAAAATCCATAATAAGTTTATCTATTATTTGTGTTTTTCCACCAACCCATTTTAGAATCGGTTTTGGGATATGTATTTTTGTGGTAGAAATATGTTTAACCAGTTTTTTATCATAAATAATTTCATTATTGTTAACTACATTATCTATCTTTTCTTGCATTTTATTTTCAACTACACATGGATTTTTATTATTATTATGGGCTTTATAGTGAGATTTTAGATTAAAACCTTTTCCACACATTTCACAATTGTATTTATTATTCATTTGTTTATTTATATATAATTAAATTAAATGTTACATTTTTAAATCAATTTTATTTGTTGTAAAATCATAAAAAATATTATAAAATATTTTGTTATTATTGTTTTTTTAGACATTCTTCGATTTATATATAATCAGATATAGCTAATGCAATATCTTTACAAAACAATCGTGTTAATATACACCCAATAAAGTTCGAATTGCTTGTTCCTAGCAATGATTGCGTTTTTTCGAAAATGGTTATGATTTTTTTCATATGTTCCCTTTCTGTTTTGTTATATTTAATTTTGTTAAAGGGACTTAATGCAAGTTCAATTGATTCTATAAATCCAATACATGAATGTTTAATCGTTTTTAGAAATGTAATTCGGGTTGTATCAAAACTATATATATTGTAATAATCACGATTAATTAATGTGTATATAGGATAAAGTTGGTTTAAATGTCCTA